CGCCAGCGCACCGGGTTCGCCTCATACTGACGGACGAGGTAGTCTTTCCGGACTATCTTCTCGCCGGCCTCTGTTTTGCCCACAACCGCCGCAGGCCCCGCGCCCTCCAGCGGCCGCCCCGACATCCCCCACTCGCTTTCCGCGATGCCGCGCTGCGTGTAGCGAACCCCCAGCCGCGAGTACAGAGCCGTCATCTCCGCCTTGTTCAACCCCAGGCCGCCCAGCGGGTGCGTGCCCTTCTTTGCCCCCTTGATGAGCTCTTCCAGGTCCCGCAGGATCTGCTGGAACTCGCCCGCCTCAGCCGGCCGCAGGAGCTTGCGCACCTGCCGCTCCTTGGCCGGAATGAACAGCGCCGCGAATTGCTCGTTGACCTCCGGAGTCATATTGTGCTGGCCGAAGCGCTCGTAGATGTTCTCCAGCCAGTCGTGCATATCCTGGAATAGCGGCTTGAGCTCGGGCGCGGGAATCACGTTCTCCCGCACGTACTGCTCGACCATCTCCGCGAAGCGTTCCTCGTGTTCCTCTTTCCAGTCGTGGTTCGGCACGTCCAGATAGCGCTCGAAGGCCAGGAGCTCCGCAGGATGCAGCTGCCGGCGCCAGATATGCGCGAGCTCGTGGAGAACGGTCGAGAAGTCCGTCTGCTCGCAGGCGTGGATTAGCGCCTTGCCCATCAGGTCGAAGGAGACCGCGCCCTTCCCGCGCATCCAGAGGTAAGGTCCCTCCGTCACCGCCTCCAGCATCTGCGGAGTGATCCGCATGGCGTGCACAACGCGAGCTTGCTGCGCCCGCTCTTTTTCCTCGACCCACTGGTCCACGACCGTCCAGCCCTCGTGCCCCGGCTCTCGCAGCATCTGCTGTAAGTACTCCAGATTCGGACCGGTTTCGACAGCTTCGCCTTCGGCGTTTCGGACCTCGTACCGGTAGGCGGCCGCCGTCAAGTGCTCGCCTTCCCCCGTCATCATCTGAATGTCCGCGAAGACGTCCTCGGCCTCTCGCCAGGCTTCCTCCAGTGACTCGTAGGTACCCGGACCGTGGATCTCTTCCCACTCCCCGCTGGGCAGCTGGCCGTCCACGATAAACTCCTCGACTGTGCTCTCTGCTTCTGCTGGTGTAGTCCGTTGCCCCCACTCATCGACTGGCATTTCTATGGCTCGCGCCCTCGTATCCACCCAGCGCAGCGGCTTGCCCGCCGGCTTGCGGCGGAACATAACATCCTCGACAGCGGCGCCCCAGCTTCGGCCGTACTTGCGCATGAAGTCCGGAATCATCTCGTCATAGAGATGCTTCTTGCCGAACCCTCCGATCTTGAGTTGCTCCCCGCGCAGCACGAGCACGGGCCCCTCGACCGTGCCTTCGCGAAGCATCCGATCCGCGAGTTCGCGCCCGATGTACCGGGACAGGTTCTGGAGCGTGATCGGCTCTCCCCGCTCTCCCTCGATCTGCTGCCAGGCCGGGCCCGTTTCCGCCCGCACGACGAACAGCTGCTCTTTCTTCTGGTCCCAGCCGACTGCCTCGACGACCTCCTGCAGGCCAGGGTAGCGGTCGATCTGCTGCTGGCCCGTGGTCCAGGCCACCATGTCATAGCCTTCCTGGGTTGCCAGCTGCAGCATCCGTTTCATGGCCACCTCGTGCCAGTTCTTCTGCAGAGGAGCCGGCGGGTAGCCGGGCGTCTTTTCCCACTGCTCCCACTCTCTCAGCAGCCCCTGATAGGCCTCCAAGTCCAGCTGCTCGCCGCGGCTGTTGCGGACGACGAAATGTCCCTGCTCTATCAACCTCGCCGAGATCGAGTCAGCCTCCTGCCAATACTGCAAGAAAAGCCGCATGGCCGATGAACCTTGCAGTTCATTCTCCTGCACTGTGCCGTACTCTCGTCTGGCGAGCTCATCTGCTTCCACCACCACGCCCAGCGGTCGCGGCGGCCTGACCCCCACGTCACGGAGACCCTGCAGCCAGTCGCTCTGTATCTCCTCCACCAGCAGCATCTTTTCGCCAGCGGGACCGATCCGGTCCGACACCCGCACATGGAAAAGCACGTTGTCCTCAGTCCAGTGCGACGTCTTATAGTCTTTGCCCGGAACGCGGATCCAGCGCTCTACCCATGCGTTCTTGTTCATGGCGCGCACTTCTGTCTCTGTCAGCGGTTGATCGAGCCAGCCCTGCACTGCGCCGGTTTTCTCATCCACGAGCGCCAGCCGCCGGCTGTTGGCCAACAGGAAGACGATCTCCCGGTATTTCACCGCGCCGGGCAAGGTGTACTGCTCGTACCGCGCTGCCTCTGCTTGCGGATACCCCTCCGGTCTGTACTTCTCTGTAGGCCGGAGCTTCTCCTGCAACTCGAAGGTGTGGTCCGCGACGTATGCCAGAATCGACTCGGCGTCGAGCTTCGCGTCGGTATCCAGGAACTCCAGCAGGCCGGTCCACTTCATCTCGTCGTCTTTGACGCCGTTGTTTTTCAGCATCTTGAGGATCTGTCGCCCCGGCATGGGCGCCCGCATCTTGTCGACGATGATGTCCCGGCTTTTCAGCCTCCAGTCCGGCGTGTTCTGGTAGAGGACGTGCTTGTCAATCTGAATCGCGCGGTCGTCGAACACCACATAGTTGCGACCGGCGTCGTACGACCTGGCCGCGTTCGCCCCCATGAGGGTCCCGACCGGATAGGTGGTGCCATCGATGCCCGCGCGCAGCAGGAACAGGCTGGCCTCCTTGTCGCTGCCCAGGGCCCGGGAGAGGTTCGCATAGACATGCGCTCCGGTATCCTGGTGCATCGCCCGCCGCGCCTGCTCGACCTGGTAGTTGATGTTGCTCAGGGCGAACTCGACTCCACCGAGCTCCACGGTAATGTCCGCCCACTGTTTCGCGAGTTGACCGGTCGACGTGTTCCTCGCATCTCGCGCATATAGGTAGCCCTCCGACAAGATCGACGGCAGCATGTTCTCCATGTAGGTTGCGTCCAGATCGCCCTTCACGCGGAACGGTGGAATCTTGTCGTCGTACTTGCGAATGACGCCCGCGGCCTTCTTGATCGTGACCAGCCTGGCCGCTTCGAGCCGCTGGAGCTCTGCCTCCGTGGGCGGCCGGCGGAAGGTCTCAATACCCGTCCCCGGCTCCTTCTGTGCCTGTTTCTCGATCTTCTGCCAGACTTCCTCGGGCACCAGACCGTACCAGTCCAGATAGTAGTACTCGCCAGGTTGTTTACCGGCGTGGAGGGTTACCTCGTACAGATTGCGCGTTTTCGTTCTCCCGACCGCGAGGGCCTCCGGGTTGGTCGCCAGGCAGCTGAGGACCTGCAGCAGGTTTCTCACATCTGTTTCCAGCCCAGTGACCACACTCTGAATGTTGGCAACGTAGGCTTCCATCGTCGCGTTGGGCCGCCGCTTGAGTATATCCTGCGCGGCTGCCAGCGCCTGCCTTTCGCGACACCAGTGCTCTTGCGTCTCCGGCACAATGCCGCTGAGCCTCTCGTGGAGTTGCATGGTCTCGGCCCCCGGCTCGCCCTTCGGGGCCCTGTTCCACATATCGATGTAGTAGCCGGCGCGAAATGGCAACTCGTGATACTTCATCTCGAAGGGGTTGCCCTTGCTGTCCGTGCCCTTCACCACCGGCTGAGGTACCTCGGCCAACGACTGTGCGTAGTCTCTGGCTACTGACTCCAGGTTGGAGAAGTAAAAGCCCCAGCCGAAGGCTGCCGAGCCCTGGCCGGTCCCGATATGCCGCGTGTCGAATCTTGTATGCGTTTTCCCGCCGCCGTGGAAGACCGGTCCAATCTGCCGGAAGGTGTAGACCCCGGGCCGCACGTTGTTGAACAGCCTGCGCAGCACTTCCCTCGTCGGGTTCGGGACCGTCGGGGACCCGAAGGTCCGACCGTTCTCGTCGACGAAGTCGATGTACGCCGCGCGGCTGGCCTGTTGTCCCTCGACCCACCTGTCTCCGCGGCTTTTCTGGTAGCCGACGGCGAAACCCACCGCCAAGGCCTCAGCCTGGCGCTCAGTGGGCGTCCCCATGATCTCGATCGCCAGCACCCTAAAGTCGACGCGGATTGCGCCACTGCGCTTCATGAACTCGTACTTGTCACCCTTGCCCCGCAGGTTCAGGGGGTTGCTGCCGCCGGTGTCCAGATCGTTGTGGTCGACACCGCGTTGTCCACCCATGTAATCAGTGACGCCCGCTTTCGGTTTCCAGGTCCCGCCCGGGGCCTTTTCGTAGTCGTTCAAAGACTGGTGGCGGCCAGAGAAGTCCAGCATGGTGCCATCAGGCAGCACGTAGCCGGCTTCCAGCGGGTTGTGGGTAATGCCGAAGAACCTGATCGCTCGCTGGCCGGCTGCACGCATGGACAAGGCGCTGGGCGGCCCCTGGAAGAGGGCCCGCGGGCCCCGTTGCCCGAAGAACTTGCGGATCCGCTTCTCGCTGAGCTCCTCTTTCGGGATCTTCTCGAAGGCGACCGGCTCGCCGATTTCGCTCGTGATCTCCAGCAGCGCCTCGCGGCCTACCGCCAGATCCATGATCGCCCGTAGCTGTTCGACCGTCGGCTTGCCGATGATCTCGAAGGAGTTGAAGTCGAAGTTGTAGCGAATCGCCCCACACCGCTCCATCCACTCGGTCATCGTGCGTGAGCCACCAGTCCTGGGATCCCCGAGCAGCTGGTAAATGCCCAGCGAGTGCATATCTCCAGGATCCCCCGGAGAGCGGATCTTCCGGCCATCGCTGAGGATCCACTTGGTCTCTTGTGGCGCCTCGGTGGTCCCCGCCACCTCGGCCGCGAAGTCGTTCATCCGCTGCAACTCTTGTCCGCTGAACGCCGAGAGACTCCCATCCGGCGGCGCCTCGTTGGTAATGACGTCACGCTGGAAACTGTGGTGCAGGTACTCGTCTGAAGACAGGCCCAGGCTGGAGGCGCGCGCCGCGACGATCGAGGCACTGGCTTCGATCTTGTAGTCGCTCAGCTGCGGCGCGTACCGCTTGAGCCCGTCCTTGTAACGCTGGATCCACGGCTCCGGCATATTGGCGGAGTCCGCGCCCGCGCGGTACCAGGGCACGAACTCGTCCTCGCTCATGAAGATGCCGTTGATGATCCGTCCCACGTCGCGCACGTCCTGCCTCACCCCGTACTGGGCCGCGAGCTGGTCGAAGTCCTCAGCTGCGACGTCCGAGTAGATGTGCCCTTCCTTGGTCTGCACGGCGAGGATCCCCATGCCGCGGCCTTCCTGTTCGCTGCGATCGTAGGCCTCCTGGGGCGTGAGCCGCTCGACCTCGGCCTCTGCAGGTGCCATCTCGGCGGCGACCGCCGGCTTCTGCTCCAGTGCCGCGCCAGGTGCGCCCTTCTCGGCCCTCCTCTGGAGGATGGTGCGCACGGCCGGCTCGCTCGGGGGAATGTAGGCCACCGGCTTGCCGTCCGCCTCGTCATCCACCACAACCCTGCCGGAGCCCGCGCCGAACAGCCCAGCACCAACGTCCACGGCGTTCGGTGGCCCGTATTGCTGAATGAGCTCCCTGGCCCGCGCCGGATCCGTGACGATTTCCACGCTCGCCAGATCCGCTCCTGCTTCCTCCACGAGCGTCGCGACGGCCTCGGGAAGGACCTGCGGCTGGGTGATCTGCTTCACCAGCGCCTCGTCGACGACCGCTGGCGCCGCGGGCGCCACTTCTGCTGCAGCGGGTGCTGCGGCCGCCATGGGTGCGGGTTGGGCAGCGGGTACCGCGCGCGCCGCTTCCGGCATCCGCACTTGGGCGGCTCCCGGGGCGACCTCGGGTGCCACGGCTCGCAGCTGGACCCGCCCTCTCTGGGTTTTCACCCCCTCGACGCCGATTCCCAGCAGCGTCGAGGCGACCTGCAACGGGGCGAAGCCCTTCACGGCCTGCAGGACCTGGGAAGCGACGTCCGGCAGGATCTCCCGCCAGGTGTGCTCGAACTCCGTGCCCTTGGTCCAGTTGTTCAGACCGACGGCCATCTCCTGCATGAAGGCGGAGATCAGCCCCTGCACACCTTCCTCGTACAGCGTTTCCTTGGCCAGAGATCCCACCGTGCCCTTGCCCTTGGTCAGAACCCCCTGCATGATCTTCCGCAGCATGTTCGGATTCTGCAGCACCTTGCGCGTGGCGAGCTTGGCCGACTGCTGCCAGGCTTTGCTGCCCACCAATCGCATCATGGGCGCAGCGACCTCGCTCATCTGCATGAACTCGAAGGGAGCCTGCAGCACTCCTGACGTGAGGCCTACAACCCCCGCGATTGTCCGATCCAGCCCCTGCTCGTACAGCCCCCAGGCCTCGATCGCGCCGCTGGTCAGAGCCATCTGCGTCATGCCAGCGATGCGTGAGCCGTACGTTGCCCCGGCAGCGGCGCCAGCGGGACCACCGATCAGGTACCCCGCACCGTAACCGGCTCCCGCTCCCGCAAACGTGAAACCCATCCCGACGAGGATCTGCGGCGCGATCGCCGCGGCGGAAACCAGCGCGTCCTCCAGCACACTCATGTTCTGCAGGCCCATGACTTCCTTGAAGATCCGCATGGCTTGCGCCTTCTGCATCAGCGGTTGAGCGGCCGCCGCTTTCGTGGCGAGTTCTGCTAGCTGCCGACTGGGAGCAATCTGCGCTCGCAAGATTGGCGGCAGCTCCTGGATCTGTTTTTCGCTGGGTCGTGTAGGGCTTGGCCGCAGGATCTCCGCGATCCCCAACTCGGTCATCCGGCTGCCGGTGTCCTCCGTCAGGCTCTCCCAGGCCTTGTCCTCTGGCGTCATTTGATCCAGCAGCCCCCGGATGTACTGCTCCATCTCCGGCGTGTACTTCGAGTCGTCCATGAAGAATTGCCAGATCGGCGCCGTGGCGTACAGCGTGAGCATCCCACCCTTGAACCGGGTGCCCATCTTCTTGAGCACTTCCAGCACGTTTGCGCCAGGTCCGCCATCTGCCTCCAGGTAGACTTCCGCAGCGTCGTAGATGTCCTGTGGCAACTTCCCGAGTTCCGCCGCGCGCAGCAGCGAATAGACCGTCCAGGCCTGCTGCTCTTCGCGCTTGTCCTCCGGCATCGTCTCCAGGAGGTCTTTCATCGTCTTCGCCCAGTCCTCGGGGATCTCCAGGCGCATCGGGTTTGACAGGCCTGGATCCGGCGGGCGCTCCTGTTCCAGGGTCAGGGGATTGGAGAGGCCAAGGTCGGAGAAGTACTTGTCCTCGTCGCTCACTGCCGTTTCCTCATCGCCTGCGCAAAGCGAGTCAACTCATCGATCGGAAGGAGCTCGACCTGCTTGGTGAGCTTGTTGAAGACCCAGGCCATGCCTTCTTTCGCCGGCATGTTATTGTACAACTCCCAGACCTTCACGCGCCGGCCATCCGGTTCCAGAAAGTAGTTATTCATACTGGCGATCAGGTCGCTTTCCGCCCTGTCCAGCGCCACTTTGGCTCGCCCGGTTTCTTCGTACAGCGCCTCGCTCGTCCGCCGCACTCTTTCAGCGGGCGCCGTCTCCGGTCCCGCGCCGAAAGCTGGCAGCTCGGCACCCGGCTCGAAGCTCGGCCGCGGCATCAGTTCCGGTGTTCCCAGACGCTCGTAGTACTCGTAGTCGGTTTCCAGGCGCCTCTGCCTGCTCAGTGTGTCGCGCACCATGTTGCGCTGCGCCGGGTAGAGAATCTGCAGGGCTGTCTGCGTCGTGTCGTCCGCCATCGGCGCCGCCGCGTCGTACTCCTCCAGCGCCCGCGACTGCTGCTGCAGGAGTTGCGCCTGCTCTCGGATCAGGTCCTCGACGACCCTTCTCCGTGTTTCCACTTTCAGCCGATCCTCGATCTCTTGGAGCTTGTTCCCGTAGAACGTGGAGATCGTCGTGCGCCCGTTCTCGATCGACGCCATCTTCTTCTTGTACGCATCGCTGCGCAGCTCCACGATCCGGCGGTCGATCTTCGCCATGTAATCCTTGACGTCGGCGTGCTTGATCCGCTGGATCTCCAGCACCGCATCCACCCCCGCGTTGTTCAGGATGTAGTTTTTCAGTTCCTGCAGCTGCTCGACGTCATGGCTCTCGCGGTTGCCCTCCAGCACCCCCTGCACGTGTTTCCAGTATTCCTCTCCCGTCGGCTGTTTCGCCAGACTGGTCAGGCGGTTGTCCTTGGCCGCCTTCTCCCGCCTGCTCTCCAGTTGTTCCATTTGCTCGCGGAAGTAGGAGAGTTTCTTCTGCCCGTCCTCGCCGAAGTCCCCGTCTTTGACGAACTTCTCGAACCGCCGCACGTCCGACCACTGAGCTGCGGGCAGTGGTCCCAGGAACTTGCCCTCCAACTCGACGACGGCAGCATCCCAGTCCGTCGCATCTCCCGGCGCCTTTGCCTCGTCGATCAACAGCTGCGCCTTGCGCACGTCGTAGTGGTCCTGCATCGACCAAGCCAACTCTGGTTTCGCCTTGAGCGCCTCTAGCTCGGCCTGCGCCTCTTGCTTCTTGCCCAGCTTCACCAGCTGCGTAATGTAGTCGAACCCCTCTTTCTTGACCTCCGTGGCCACTTCTATCTGCGTTTCGACTTTGTCGTCGTACAGGTCTTTCACGTACTTGCGACTTACGTCGTCCAGGAAGAACTTGGAGCGGTCGTTCAGGTCGAAGATATTCGACGGATTGAGCTCGCCGCTCTCGATCATCTGTTCGGCTCGCTTGCGGTCCTCTTCGATTTTCTGCTGGTTCGCTGCGAAGGCATAGGCCTTTCGGTCTTTGACTTCTTCGGCGAGTTCCTCGGCGCCCTTTGCGGCCTGCTCCGCCGTGATCTCGTAGAGCTTCTGGCTTTGCTCGCTCATTAGGAAGTCCGGGCCCGCCTCTCCCAGTCGGCGCGCCCGTTCCATCGCCGCATCGAGGCGGATCGCCGGTACCACAGCAGCCAGCAGCTTCTCCCCCTCCGCCTCATTCCAGACGCGCGCCGAGACGGCGCTGCGGATGATCTGCTCCGCCATCTGCGGGTTGTGCTGCTCTGCTGCCAGACGCAGCGCCCTAGCGAAGCGCGCCTCTGCCACTTTCGCATCCCGATCCAGGCCGCCGGCGCGGAACTCCGCATAGGCCTTGCTGTAGTACCCGGACAGCCACTGCTCGAACTTCGCCCCCACGCTGGCATCGCTGAATTTCTTCTTGCGCCGATCCAGGATGTCCGCGTACAGCTCGTCGCTGCGGTCCGTATAGTACTGGGCGTACTGGCTTATTTGAGGGAGCTGCTCGATTTCGCTCAGTCCCTCCAGGGCGCCAGGCAACTGATCCTCCGGCACCGTGGTCTGATCGAGGCCTGTTTTCAGCTCGACGAACTCCTTGACCGTCTCCATGGCCTCGGATTCCAGCTGCGCCTGGTCCTGGGCTTTCTTGACTTCCTCCTGTTGCTTGCCGAAATGGATCGCCAACTCCAGCCCGGCCTGCGCGATGTCGAAGATTCCGCGCGCGATCCCCTGCCTTTTACGCGCGCCCGCCTCTTCCAGGCGAATATCCGAAATCGTGCGCTCGTACTTGAACCTCGACGCGATTCGCTCCCCGAAGCGTTCATACACTGGGGTTGTCGTCGGGATCGGCGTCCTGGGAATCGGTTCGTACTTCGGTATTTTGATGGGCATGTCCTACCTCATTCCGGCGAAACCGCCCCTGAACATATTCATCGTCTTGATAGGGCTCGGCAGCGTGCTGGGAGAGCCCAGCAAGCTGCTGGGCAAGGCGACCTCGGTGTTGCTCCGCAGGATTCCCAGCTGCTCCTGCACGCCGACGATCTCCGCCTGGATCCTCCCCATCTCCGCCGCGTACCAGCTCTGCTTGTAGGCCACGTCCTCCTGTGTCTGCTTGAGCGTCCCGGTCATGACCTGCAGCGGGCTGCCGGCACCGAGTTCCGCGCCGCCCACGGCAAAGCCGGCCCGTTGAGTTCCCACCGTCTCGTAGCCGGCTTTGCCGATCCTGCCGTACTCGTACAGAGACTGGCCGCCCAGGCTAGCCGCCTGCTCCTGCAGCGACTGCACCTCGGCTTCTTTCTCGGCGATCGCCAAATCGCGCTGTTCCTGGCGGTACTCTTCCTCCGCGGCGGCCGTTTCCTCCGCCCGCTCTTCCTCTTTGACCGCCGACACGATCCCCGCCACGGCGCTCGTTGTTGCCGCCACGGCGCCGACCACCGCAGCGATCCCCACCAGAATTGGTACAGCTGGAGGCATCAGTTTACCCTCGCATACATAACGACGTTCTCTCCCGCAGGGCCAGCCCTACGCATGACCCCCTCGGTCTTGAATCCGAGCTTTTCCACGAAATGTCTGCCGGCACCCCAATCTTCCGAGCTCATAGCCTGAACCCGATGCAGTCTCAACCTGCGGGTGAAGTACTCCAGCGCATCCTTCACCTTGCGGAAGGCGTCGTACGGATACTGCCGGATCTCCTGGTCAAGCACCATCCAGGCCTCGGCCGTTCCCGGCCAATACAGCGCCAGGCCGATGCACATGACCGGCTTCTCTCCGTGGAAATAGGTGTAGCTGGGTCCGAGCGTGGCGAGCCCGTCGAAAATCTTGCCGAACGTCGACACCTTGGCCATCGTGAGCTCATCGAAGGGTCTGAGCTTGAGAATGTCGCCGGGCTGGTATTTCTCGAACCACAGACTCACGTGTGTCACAACTCCTTGGTCTCCAGGAAAGGCATTACGCTGAGAATCGTCTGCGGCTGCGGCTGATCTTGCACGATCATCAAGAAACCGTCCGCATCCCAGGTGCCTTGCACCGACAGTTTCTTGAAGCCGCTGAATACGGGAGGCACCGCGTCCATCGGATCCTCTGGGTTGCGCCACTCGAACTCGGTGAGGCTGGTTTCATCCGGCCCCACCTTGGCCCCCAGGCTCTTGTAGAAGCCCACCAGCACGCTTTTGATCCGTTTCGTTTTGCCCAAACCCGGCCCCTGGTCGCCCCCGGCGTTCTGGCGCATCAGACGCATGATCCCGGTGTAGGGCAGCCCGGCGTGGATCCTGTTCGCCCACACCTGCAGGCTGATCACGCCACCGCTGACCGTGCGCCGCGGATGATTGGCTCCGTCGCAGACCACGTCGACCTCTTCTCCGTTCAAGTGAGAGAAGCCAGACACGGACTCCTCGAAACGCTGCGCGGTGCCCCCCGCTGTCCAGGTCCCGTATAGATCCGTCACGATCGGGTAGCCCGCGGCGCCGGTGGCCGTGTTGGTGCCGTCGCTGATGTTCTCGCCATCGGTGAAACTGGTGGATCGGAGCCGGCACAGGTACTCGGTGGAGCTGATCTTCTGGAAGACCTGGCAGGTGCAGCCACTCAGTGCGCCCGTGAGCGTCGCGCCCGGAGCGAAATCCGCGGGGCTGGGCGCCGAGGCCACCTTGAGGTTGAAGAACGTGGCGTCGATCCCGTCGGAGCCCTCCTCGTTGTACAGCTGGAAGGTGTGAGTGCTCGCGCCTTTTACCGTGTAGATTTTGCCGTTGAGCTCGGTCATGCCCTCCATCCCCTCGATCCACACGTGTTGATCGTTGGCAAAGCCGTGCGAACTCGCCGTGATAACCACCGGATCCGCCTTGGTGGCTCCGCTGATCGTTTTGGCCGTACCGTAGTCCACCGTCAGGCCGGCGTCTACGAAGAACACGTCCCGCTGGTCAGCTCCCCAGTTGCGCGCTTTCATGTAGCAGATCTGGCGGGCCGTGCCCAGAACGAAAGAGACCCAAAGCTCGTCCTCCGTGGTGCCGCTGATGACGGCGACGCTCTCGACCAGCTTCTCTGTCACCGCGCGCGTCCATCCCGCCATGCTCACCGAAGGATCGTAGCCGAAGGCCAGCAGCGCGCCGTCGGTTCTCAGCACCCAGAGGATCGGAGAGGGTACGTTCTGCGCGGCCATTTCAGAGACGCCACAAGCCACGATATGAGGGGCCAGCGCCGTCAGGTCTGGCGCGACGTAGCCGTTGCGTTCATAGGTGAAGTACAACTCCCGCAGCTGACTGCCCAGCTTCGGCACGAACAGGCAGCGGCTGCCGAACGGCTGGGCCTGCAGGTTTGCCGAACCCTGGCTTCCCTGCTGCTTGATCTGAAAGTTCTCCGCGTAGAAAGCGCCGTCGCCCCCGGTAAAGATGAACTCACCGCCAGAGGCCCCAACGAGAAGATCGGACCCGGCGACCAGCCAGCGAATCGTCTGCGCTTTCTCGGAAGCGATCCGGAAACTCCAGGGATCCGAAGGCCCAGTCGCCGGCGTGACATTCGGGTAGCCCGCCACGGCCGGCGCCGTGTTGGTTCCGTCGGTGATCGTTTCGCCGTACCGGTAGTTGCCGCTCAGTGTCTTCACCACGTAGAGCAGCGCGGTGATCTTGGTCACCACGAGGCTCGTCGCGCCCGACGTCCCTCCGGTCAGCGTCGCCCCGGCCGCAAAGTCCGCGGGCGCCGCCGCCTGGCCGAGTTCCATCAGCCAGGTCTGCCAGGTGTTATAGTTGCCCACATACGAGCCCCAGACCATCTGCGGTTCATTCACTGTTGCGGCTACCACCAGCCTGCCCTGCCAGAAGGCGCCGCAGCTGGGATAGTTGCCCGAGCTGTTGAACGGTGCCCCCAGGGCGGCCCCGATGGTCCAGGTGAAGTCGTCGGTGGTCCGCTGAATGACCTGCGTGGCGTACGACGGGTGAAAGACGTACAGCAGGTCATCGTCCTGCGCGAATTTCAGCTCTCCGAGCACCGCGGTGGGCCAGGGCGTGACGATCTCCACCGGCGTCCCAGGAGGATTCTCGATTCTGGCGTGCGCCGTGTAGATCCGCGCATAGAGGTTGCCAAGCTCCAGCACATAATTTTGGAGTGACCCGCGCTCATAGGCTTTCAGTCGTATGCGTACACCGGCGGTTTTTGACGCATTGAGATAGTATGTTCCCGGTCGAAAGGCCATGGCTCCCTGCGGCAACGCCAGGTAGTTTTCGCAGCGGGACAGACCGCGCGCGTAGGCGTCCATATCCACGCGCCCGGCCAGGAGCTCCCCGAGTTCGCCGAAGAGCCAGTTGTTGAACAGAGGCGTGGCCTGTCCCATCTCACTTCCTCACGTGTACGTACAGCAGCCCGCCGCTGCCGCTCAGGCTGGCGATCTTCGGCCCCTGGAAACGGTTGTTGAGCCACCGAATGCCCGTATAGTTGGGCCCGTCCACCGGGAACCTCGCGATCGGGCTGCCGCTGGCATCTTGCACCACACACAGATCCCCCGCGGCTCCGCCCGAGTCCACGGTGTAGCAGAGGAAGTCGATAAACGGGTTGCCGACCAGCTGGTCGTTCAACGTGTCCATCGTAATGACCGGTTTGCTCTGGTCGCTCACAGCCATTTCGTTCTATCCAGTCTCCGCTCTCGATCTATCACCAGCAGATCCGCCAGGCGCCACCGCCGGCGCCCCGCCACTGCCTCGCCCAGACAACTCCAGCCATCGCACCACCACTGATCCTCTCCCAGGACTCCGTCACAGAACAACTCGTCGCACGCCCACACATCCGGGCCGAAGAACGTGTCACTCACCTACCCACCCGCTTGAACAGCCGCACCTTGATCTCCTGTGCGACGTTGATATAGTGCTTCAGCACCATCGAGCGAAACTCCTCGTTGCGCTGCCCGATGTTCAGCGGTGGGCCAGCGTCGGCAGTGTACTCGATCCCCGACTGGTCGAAATCGCAGCTCACAGGATAGTGGTCCAGCTTGGTCGCCACCCTCCAGGGTTTGTTGAAGTAGATGAACGTCGCATCACAGATCGGAGGCCACTCGTGTGTCGGGTCCTGCACAGCCCCCATCGAGGAGTAGTACGGGCAGACGATGAAGACCTCGGCGTCCGGCCGCAGCACCCGCCACAGCTCGTCCATGAAGGCGAAGCGCAGCTTGGCTGGTACGTGCTCGAAGAAGTGGAGCATCCTGGCGGCGTCCACCGAGCTGTCCTTGAACGGCCAGGGGAAGGTGAAGAGGTCGTGCACGACGTCGGCCCCCTCCCATTTGTCCACTACCTTCCAGCCCTCCTCCTTGTGCTGCCCCCCGCCCAGATCCAGGCGCAGGATCGGCCGCTCCAGCTTCGGCGTCACCCGCTGCTTCGGCGCTCTCGTCTGCCTCGCCTTTTTCCCGCTCACCGTTCCCTCCTTCACCATACAATGTCCTCTTGCTCAGAAAAATGCCCGACTTTCACCCGCGTATCGCACCCGATCCTGTACCCCAGGCCAACGGCCTTCTCGAAGAAATACAGGTCTTGCGTCCACATGCCCATCCCCCGCCCCTCCTCCATCCCCTGCACGGTCTTGAACCAGGGCTTGGTCAGGCGGGCGTCCTTGAAGATGTCCAGCTTGAACAGGGTGAAGCCCATGCCCAGGCCGTTGCACCGCTGGAGGCATTCCTGCTTCGGCGGCTGCGGCCAGAAGTTCAGCGGGACGAGCTCCGGATCCCCGTAGATCATCGGTTGGCCCAACTCCCCTTTGGTCCAGTAAAGGCCACCCACCACATCGACCTGATCCATGTTCTCCAGGAGCTTAATCAAGCCGTCCGGTGGAGGGATATTGTCGTTCTCCAGCGTCAGAATGTACTTGAAGGTGTTTAGCCCCGGGTGCTCCACGATCTGCTGGAAAGTCTGATTATAGGCCTCGCCGATCTCCATGTTGACCACCGGCAGCCGGTAGAACTTCTGATTCATCGGCGGCATCAGGTTAAACCAGGAATTGGCGACGCGCAGGTGGATATGCCCGTCCTTAGAGGGCATGATGCAGATCGTCGAGGAGTCGCGGTACACGCCCTGCTTGTTCAACCGCGTGGTTTGCTGCTGCAGGTCCAGGTTGAGGCGGCCCATCGACTCGTCGAGAAGGATCGACTTGCTCACAACAGCCACTCCTTGTGATCCACGGTCTTCCGCAGCGAGTCCTCGAGAGACTGGCCTCCTGTCAGCAGGATTCTCACAACTTGATCCTCAACCTACCAGGAGCACCCGGAATGCTCCTCAACACGAAAGGGTCCGTCACCTCGTCGCTCCAGATGTAGTCCGACGCAAGGCCTGCCGCCAGCGATCGCACGCCTACCACCCAGTCCCCTTTGGGCAGGCTGGAGATGGTGTACTCCAGGGCGGCGGTGGTCCCCAGGACCTGCCAGCCCGTGCGGTCGGCCTTCGCCACGACCACCTCGTAGGTCTCAGCACCTTCCCCTGCGTCCCACGCGACAGTGACCGGGAACTGCGTGTGGATCGTCAGGCCCAGCAGCAGGGGCAGGACCACCAGCAAACCGATCAGCTTTTTCATCATCAGATACTCCCACTTATGACATAGTAGGCCGGAGCCCTCTGGAACATCGACGAGTTGCCCTGAATCTGTGAGAAGGCAATGGAGACCGGGAAGGTCGTACCGGCTGCCGTGTAGCGTCCCTGCCCCAGTATCCTCTGGGCGGTCGCGTTTGACGCTACACCCCATACCCCGGAGAAGCTTGTGTTGACTTGCGATCTGACGTACTGCGAAATCGAACAGTTGCCACCCGCACTGTTCGTCGAGGAGAAGATAGCAATCCAGTAGTCCCCTTCAGTGATGGTGGTCGTCCACCCCACCGTGGCGACTCTCTGTCCAGCATAGGTGACGTTGGATGCCGTCCCGGAAAAGGGAACCGTCCATGTCCCCGTGGTCGAATGCAGTCTGGAAATTGACGACACGTTTTTCGTGTAGAAGGCGATTCCCATGGTCAAGGTTGCAGTGCCAGTCTGTCCGGTCTGGGCGCTCTGGTTCACACGGAAAGCCACCCGGTCTAACACGACGTTCGGATAGCTGTCGGGCCGGATGATCATGGTGCCCTGTCCGTGCGTACCCGCTACAAGGACCGCCTCGTCGAATGGAGCAAAGAACGAATGCGACACGGCTGCCCCACCACCAGCAGGGTTGCCGGAGAAGCCCAGGGTCATCGAGGCGCCGTTTGTGGTCTGCTGCAACGTGACGTTGGTGACGTTGGAAAAGACCACCTGCACGGCGGTCCCCGTGATCGAGGACAGGCCGTTCACCGAGAAGGTCTGCGTCCCGCCAGCCCCACCCGCTCCCGCCGACAGGCTTAAGGTCAGGCCAGCGGAGTTGGAGGCCGTGGTGCCCGAGAGGTTCGTCAGGGCGAGCGACGGGTTGCCGTGCGAGTGATTGCTCAGCGCAGCGGTGGTCAGATAGGTCGATGCAGACAGCGACAGAGTGAGCCCCGCACTGTTGGAAGCAGTCGTGCCCGACAGATTGGTGAGCGCCAGGGACGGATTGCCGTGGGAGTGGTTCGAGAGGGCGGCCGTTGTCAGATAGGGCGCGAGGTCTGGACCAGTAATGACGATCTGCCCAGCCGCGCTGCCCACCGTGATGTTCCGCGACCCACTCAAGACCACGGTGCCGCTGGTATAGGTCGTGTTGCTGCCCGCCAGCCCCCGGATGTGCGGCTCGGTCGAGTTCATGGCCGTGGTCAGATACGGGCTCAGATCCGGTCCGCTGATCGAGACCGTCTGGCCATTGCCGCTGACCGTTATGTTCTGCGTCCCGGTGAATACAGCGGTCCCGCTGGTGATGGTCACCGTGCCGGCCTGGATCGCTACCCCGCCTCCACCGGCCCCGGCGTCGATCCGGATCTGAGAGGCGCCGACTCCTGAGAGGGTGATGTTGTTGCCCGCGACTAGCTGGATTGTGGAGCCGGAGATCGTAGACTGGCCCACGGTGTTGCCGGCGAGCTCGTGCCAGTTGCTCTCGGCAGCCGCTCCGGGAGCAGCCGCGGACAGGGACAGGGTGATCCCCTGAGAATTCCCTCCGGTCGTTCCCGAGAGGTTGGTCAGGTTCAAGGTGACACCGTGGGAGTGATTGGACAAGGCTCCCGTAGTGAGGAAACTGTTCGCCCCGGTCAGCGCCAGGGTCCCGCTGGCATCCGGCAGATCGACCGTCCGTCCGGCCGTGTGGCTGACCCGAAGCGCGTAATCGGTCGGCCCACGGAACAGGATACGCTTGGAGCCGGTGGTAGCGTTGCCGATGATCCAATCGTCCTCGATGGTTCCCTTGTGGGTGTTGCGCTCGGACCTGCTCAAGATCAAGGCAGTGCCGTTCACCGCGCTCGTAAGGATGCGAGCGACCCGCTGGCTGATGTTCGGAATCACCGGGGCTGTGGTCGTCAGGCCTCCGCCGACTGCCACATACAGGACGTCCCCCGCAGCAAACCCGCTCGTGTTGACGCCCGTGATGACACCGAACAGCATGATGAAACCGTTCGCGCCGTTTGCAATCGACTCGACCGTGATCCCGATGGCGGGCATCGTGGACTCGCCGGCCGCATTCGCTGGCGCTACCAGTGGTTCCCCGGATCCCCCGGTCCCAGTCTCGTATACCGGCGTGAAGGCCGCGATTGAACTCCCCGTCTGGTTTCTGACGACAGCCACGTTGTCCTGAGCCAGCTGGAACGTGTTTCCACCGGGGGTCTTGTAGCGCAGTACGTTGCGCCCAAAGCGGTCAAATGCGTAGACGACGGCGCGGCCAGCGGCCGGTGTCCCCGGCTCTCCGCCCAGAGTATGCTCTCCGAAACTCAGGGCGGCACTTCCCAGGTATTGATCGACTCCAGGCAGGACGTTGCCGCTGTGGTTCAGCGAGTCGTGCGTGCCTACACCCGCCAGAATGCCGATGGTAGCCCCGTTGGCGCTCAGAGTGATGTTGGCGCCCCCGGATAGGATGATGTTGGTGCCGCTCAGCGTTGAGCCGCCTAGCGTGTTGCCGGCCAGCGTGACGGACTGCTGGTGGGCGGAGGTCCAATCCTGCGGCCCCACCCGCGAGGCGATCGTGCAGCTGCCGGCTACGGTTTTCGCATGGACAATTACCCCAGGCATCTTCTATTGCACCTTTCGGATCTCCTTGAGCAGCTGTTCCTGGCCCAGCTTTACAGCCTGCACGTCCAGCTGAATCCTGTTGATGTCCCGCTGCATGTCCTTGACCGTTTGCTCGATGTCGATGCGCTGCTCGTCGCCGGCCTGGATCTGCTGCTCCAGCGCGTCGCAGCGAAACTCGAACACACGGTCCCGACTCACCAGCGTCCAGCCTACGACCGCCACCAGCAGCGAAATGCAGACCGCCAGCAGCGGAATCACCACCCTGGCAGCCGACTGATTGTTGTGCGACTCACCACTCATCAGGCCACGAGCTCCCACCAGCCGAGCTCGAACTCCCAGCTGGGCGGTGTCGTGGCGTTGGCCACGTTCCACACATGCACGCTCAACGAGTAGCCCGGCGGCACGATGATCGGGCCCATGTAGATCGGCAGGATCCCGGCCGTAGTGGCCGCGATTCCCCCGGCGGTTGCTTGCATGGTGCCGAACGTGAAGACCACCTGGTCGCCGACCGCCCAGCAGGGTGCCGCGGCCACCTTGAGCGTGCCGCGCCCCACCGTTGATACGCCGCTGCCCTCGGCGTTGGCCGTGCAGGCCCCGAAATACAGCTTGCCAGAGCTTAGGCAGGAGCTGGCCGAAGCGGGCCCCGGCTGGGTGAATGCCGTAATCTGCGTGCCGGAGGCGCTGTATCGGTCCTTGCTGTCCAGGCGCAGCACACACTGCGAGCTCGTGGTCGTGGCGCCGGCGGCGCTGTTGATGAGCTTCAGGAAGTCCAGCACCACGTTTTTGCCGCTGGCCGCCGCGTTGTACAGGATCAGCAGCACGTTGGCCGTGGCGCTGTAGCTCGTCTGGATTCCCATGGCGATCCCGGTGCCAGGTGTCGCGTTGCCGGCGCGAAAGTACACCCCGGCCAGGTTCGCCGCCTGCGGCACGGTGAGCGGCAGCACCGCGTTCCGATTGATCAAGTCGCGAAGATACATCGCTTTCTCCTTCTAGCTTCGATTGACGATCACATCTGGATCGTCCTCCTGAGTCTGCCGCACGTCGTCCCCCGAGGAGTCTGCCCCGTCCGCTTGCTTGGCGAACTGCATGGCTCCGATGAACTCGCGCCACAGGCTCTGCGCGAGCTCCGGCTTGTTGGCCACCGCCGTTGCCAGCTTCGAGGCCAGCCGCAGCACGATCGCCTCAGTGAGAATGTCATCGAGCTCGTTGGGATCCTCGATCTCTTTGACGTACTTGAGCGTGAGCTCCAGCTCGTTGGAGAGGATCTTGCGGCCCATGCGTTCGTAGTCCGAGGCCGGGTACACCTCGATGATGCGCAGAGCCCTCGGGTAGGTGGGCATGCTGAACTGATACGACCAGCCGTACAGAGGAGCGGTGGTCTCACGGGCCAGGGCTTGCGTTTCGGTCGCGGAGCGCCAGTTGCGAGCTCTTAGGACCTCGTTGCGCGTCTGCTCATAGTACAGGTTGCACCAGTTGGCCTCGTTGGTGGCATCTGTCAGAGCGGTGATCCGCCCGGCGCCCACCCGACCCAGTGCCATGTTGCACAGGTCAACGACGGTGGGCATGAGCTACTCCTTGTTGAGCTGTCCAGGGATCCCGCCGGACGCCAGGCCAGTTTTCTTGACGCGGCCCCGCGGCCGTATCCCCTCCGGCTCGACGGTCGTGTCGATGATCTTCGGCTGCCGGATGTCGGGCGTCGGATTCACCACCTGCGGGCCCAGGCCGCCGGCGCGCACCTCCAACCCGGCGCTCGCTGCCGTCACTTCCACGAACATCGGCCCATGCAGCTTGCTCACTGGCATCTGGGTGGTGTCCGGGTAGGAGTAGTAGGCGCCCTCCTCGTGCAGCCGGTTCTGAAAGTAGCATTTGACGAGGCAGTGGTAGATCTTCATGTTACGCCGGTCCCCCGTCCCTGGGCTGGTTCTCCCCCAGTGCGATGAGCGCGCGAGCGATCAATGCCGCCTCGCGCTTGGTGAGTTTGTACGAGCTATTCAGCAGAGCTCGCTGCTGAATGCTGTCCAGCTTGTTGCGGATGAACGAGGGCAGTGAGGAGTCGTCTGCGACTAGCCCCACCACGTTCTCGTTGCTGAGCACTGGGTAGCCCGCCCCGCAGTCCCGCGAGTTGGTCCCGTCACTGATGATTTCCCCATCGGTGTAGGCCCCGTTGCGGTCCTTGATCAGGTAGACCGTGGAGCTCAGCTTGGCCACCACCACGGAGGTTTTGCCGGACGTGCCCCCGGTGAGCGTGCCGCCCACCGTATAGTCGGCTGGCGCCGGCCCTGCGTCGAGCGTCAGTTTTTCCAGCCCGATCAGAGCGTCCCACGCCGCGTGTGTTGATTTCATTCAACCCTCCTCGGTTGAACAGGTGGAGCCCCCGCAGGGGCCCCACCCCACCTTTTTGCCCGGACCCTTAGATCTGGGCCGCCAGGTATGCTCCGTGATTCAGGAAGAACCCGGAGATCGTGCCGCTGGTCAAGGCAGCGGAGCAGGTGAAGTACAGTTGACTGTACCTTTTCAGGCCGCCAGGTACCGGCCCCGAGAACAGCACCCCGCGGGTGAGCAGGAGGCTCGTGGCCCTTGCGGGCAGGAGCACCCAGCCGGTCGCGTAGGAACCATCCGTTGCCGAATGGCGCAGCTCGACCGTGAGCGTGTTGGCGCTCGTGTCGAACGGCGTGGTGAGCAGGACGAGGAGCCACACTGGCGTGCCCAGCCCGATATCCAGCCCGGCCGCGCCCACGTCGATGTTGGTGCTCGACGCCGCGCTCGTGGTGACGGCCTGATCTTCGCAGTAGATGTTTTTCTGGTCGAGGAACATCTGTCTGCCTCCTTTAGGTAAGCGCCGACTCGGTGTCGACGATGCTGTCTTCCTGCTTCAAGGGTACGCCCCGGAAGTAGTTGACAGGCCGGCCGAACTCCTGGCCTACCGTGTATTGCACGTTCGTCTTGGAGTTGGCCTGCTGGTCGATCTGAGTCAGGACCGTCACGTTGCCGTAGCACACGGCTCCCTTGCCGCGCATCTGCAGCCGGTTCAGGAGCTGGATCAACAGCGTGTCGTCGAAGATGTTGGTAGTCCCGGTCGTCTCGATGTTCGCCAGGCGGCCCACGTTCCGATCGTCGCGCACGACCAGACCCACTTTGATCTGGAAGTGCGTCCGATAGGCCTGGTACTCGCCACCGGCGCCATCAGAGACTGTGTCCTCTCCCAGGTCCTCCATCTCGATACCCACCGACTTGTGGCCTCTGGGGTAGATCAGGTGAACCTTGGTCCTGCCCCACTGGATCGCCCAGAGGGAGGTGAGGTCCGAACCGGTCCCGCCGCAACCGACGACCCTGGTGCCCAAGGTTCCGTAGCGGTTTGCGAATCCGTGGATCTTCTCAGGATCCTGGTAGACGTTGCCGTAGAACACGGCGTCGCCGAGTGTCTGCGACAACCCTTCGATGAATGCCCGCTCCTCGTCCGATCTGGCCTGCCCAGGGTTGGGCGCCAGGCGCACCCAGTCGCGGTCGATCTTGGAATAGGACTCCAGGGAGCCAATGCCTTCCTCGATCTGCCGCGTGGCGCTCGACTCGGCGGGAACGCCATAGTTGAGCTTGCGCCAGGTACCGGTCGGGATGGACGTGCGGATGGTCACCATGTGGCTTGAGCGATTGTTTGCCTCGATCCACACGGCGTCGGTCAGCATCTCTCTGGTCTCGTCGAGGACCTCGGCAATCTCCATGAGATTGTTGTTCGCGGTCCGTTTCGCGAGTTCGACCAGCGTCAGCTGTCCGCGAATCGCGACAGTTGCCATGCCGCCCTCCAGAACTCAGTCGTGGAGAGCCAGGGTCTACGACCCCGTTTCGCCCTCCATCGACGGGTACTGGAATTGCCCAGGGGTTCTCGCCGGCGCCGGCGTCGACTGCGCGGAGGCCAGGCTGTCCTCGGAAGTGGCCTCGCCCACGTTGTACCACGCCCGGATCATTTCGGGATGATCGCCCAGCCGCGACTCGTTCAGGAACTTGATGAGCGTGGCACCACCGAACCGCAGCGCGGCCCGTTTCGCCTTTTCGAGGTTGCCCTCGTACTCACCGTGCCACTGCGAGCGCAGCTCGGTTTCGGCTTCTCGCCCGGCCTTCACGTAGGAGTTGCGGAGTTGGTTGAACATGCCCAGCGACTGCTGGTTGTACATACCCAAGAACTCGGTCACTTCCGCCTGATTCAGGCCCAGCTGAAACGCCTTGTCCCGGAATGCCTTGGCGAAGGTATCGTTGGGTGCCAGATCTTTCGGCAGGGCGCTGAAATCCAGCGCATACTTGTCGGCACTCTCCGGCCTGCCCCTCAGCTTCCAGTACTTCGCACGGTCCTCTTCGGACGCGGCCTGGATCAGCTCCTGGAGATTGGTCGCCCCGGATCCCTGGAGGAACGCCCGAATCACGTCGTTTTGGCTCTCGAATGCCGACAGAGCCTTGACGGTCACCGGGTTGTCCTTGAGGTCCTTTGGCAACGCGCTCATCCACGGCTTGACCTGCGCCGCAGCGCCTTCCCCGCCTCCGAGCAGAGTCCCACTTCCGGTCGGCTCGCTACCTGTCGGCTTCCCCTTTCCCCCTGCAGCTTCTGGCTCCCCAGCGCCAGGGCCCGCCGGCTGAGAACTCGGCGCAGCTTCCTGACGGATTGTGGTGCCGTCGCCCCTGGGTTCCAGGTTTGCGTTGCGGTTTGGATCCGCAGCCGGTTCGCCTGCCATTACTGTTCCTCCTTCACCATGTCTTTGCCGGCCTTCTTCTCCCCCGAAGCACTCCGGGGCATGCCGGCGTATCGGCGCACGAGACCCCGGATCTGCCAGGGCTCGTAGATACCCAACAACATGAGCAGCCGCACGGCGAAGTTGTGCAAGTACTGCTCTTCCTCGGTCACGATCTCATCGAACAGCCCCAGCTCGATCAGCAGCCACTCCAGCACGCGTTGACCGCGCTCGTTGCCCAGCAGCGTGTCCTGCAGGTCCTTGCGCAGGTCCCGCAGGGCCTCCTCGGTGTACCTACCTCTGGCCACGCGCGCCCTGCAGCGGCGCCTGGCCGCTCATGATCTGATCCAGCGGGCTGCCTGGAGGCGTCGGCGTTGCCAGGTTGCGCGCCGTCTCGCTCATGCCCTTCATCTTCTCGACGTTCGCCTGAGCCTGCAACTCCTGGGCCCGAGCCTTGCGCATCGCTGCCACGAGTTTGGGATCGCGCAGCGCCTGCTGTGGGAAGCCGTAGGCCTGCAGCAGCTCGCGCGCCAGGATGTCCGGGTCGATCACGTCGGTGATCTGCGGGAACATCTGCGTCATGGGCGCCACGACTTCCATGCTCTGCAGTATCCCTTGAGTCTGGAAGAGCTTGCGTTGCGCCTGCGCGAGGGGGCCCATGACCTGAATGTTGAGTTGCCCGCCCGTTGCCAGGAGGACCTCCGGGGGCGGTGGCATCCGGCCGGCGGTGTCCTCGATGTCGTAGATCCGCTCGAACAGCGGCTGCAGGCACTCGGAGTCCAGCCGCCCGATGTTCGGCCCCAGGACCGCGGCCTTCTCCCCGGCCATTTCCATGACCTGCGTGGCGGTCATGCTCTTCTGCTGCGCCTCGTTGAGCATCAGCCAGTACTTGACCTTGAAGTTGCGCTCGATGATCTGCTGGATCCGCTCGCGTTCCGCCAGCAGCCAGGTGGGGTTGCCGCGCACGCGCATCTCCGTGATAACGCGCTCCGGGCTCTCGTAGTAGTTCATGCCGTTGGGCACCAGCCGCACCCGTCCCTCCATCTCCTCGGGAACGTTCACTGGCGGCTCGGCTTCTTTTTGCGCTACGATCATCGAAGCCTTGGCGCTCTTGTTGATGCCTTGGATGTCGTAGATCGAGTCCGCGGCGGGTGAGCGCCCATAGACTTCGTTGGAGTTCTTCCGCCACCTCCAGACGTGATAGGGCAGTGTGCGGTAGCCGGCCTCGCGCAAGATCTTCTTGCCGATGGGCAGCAGGTAGATGCTGATCCAGGGCATGTTCTTGCGGTCGACCTTCCAGGGCGCGCGATCGTTGCGCGGATAGACCCAGTGCACGAGCTCGACCTTCTCATCCGGCGTGCGCCTGTAGCGCTCCAGCAGCTGCTCGGGGACGGCGGTGTCGCCGAAGAGCATGACGAGCTGCCGCAGCGTTGGATTGGACTTGCGCATGACCGTGTCGACCTGGCCCCAGCGGTCCTCCGCGACGTAGATCTCTTCCGGATGCCGGCAGCTGAACACGATCCGCCCCGTGTTGGCGTCCTCCTCGACGTACAGCGTGGCCGTCCCCACCGTTGCCGCGTCGTAAAAGTACTCGTTCATCATGGCGTAGAAGTTGGAGACGCGCAGCACGTAGTACAGGTGCCGCTCGACCTCTTGCAGCCAGCCGCGGATGCCAGGCAGGTCGTCCAACGCCTCGGGCTCCATGCCGACTTTGAACCAGTTGAAAGACGGGCTGCACAGGTATCCCTGCATGCCGTCGGTCAGGATCTGGGCGGCGCCGCTGGGCGTGCCGTCGTAGATCTCTTTGCCCAGCAGGTTGCCGCCTCTGGAGCTCTTGTACGGCCGGCGCGGGAAGTACCGGAAGATTTCCTCCCAGAGGCTGTTCCACTCGCTGCGCAGCGACTCCAGCTCCCGCTGGCGCGTCAGAAGCGCGTTGAGCTGGGCGTTTGCTTGCGTGGTGTCGACGACCGTCACTTCTGCCATGCTCTACCCCATCAGCGTTGCAGGCGGCGCGCCCATCAGCGTATCCGCCAGCTGCGATTGATCCTCTGGCATCGACAGCAGCTCCAGACCCATCATGCGGCGCCACTGGTTCTCCGCCCAGGTGTTGAGGGTTGTCGGGTCATCGCTGCCAGTTACGGTCTGCCCCTTGCGCAGGACCTGGTACCAGGATCCGCCCATGTCCCCCAGCAGCGAGAGGTTCGCGCGAGCTCCGCCGGCCAGCACGAAGAAGCGATACGGCCAGGCCTCGCCCATCCGCGCCTCGTACTCCTCGTCGGAGAATGCCGTCTTGTGCGTCAGGTTGAACTCAACGACGTGCGGTAGCAGGCAGAACTCCCCTCCAGTTGCCCGTCCCCCTATAGAGTATCCCACCTTTCGAGGGAGTTGTAAAGGTCAAACTCACCACTTCCGAGGGTCATAGCTGCTGGCCTCCTCGTCCTGCCTGTACCGCCGGATCCGTCGCGGCTCGCCGATGTCCCGCCGGTTCTCATAGCGGAACTGCTTCACGGCCAAGTATTGGATGGCATCCTGGAGGTGACTAAACTTGTTTTTAAGCACGTTGGGCAGGTACTCGCCCTGGATCGCCCGGTTCTCCGGGTACACGTAGCCGCCAAGGAAGCCGTTGATCAGCTGCCGGCAGCTCGGGTCGATGAGCAGCCCGTCGCGCCTGGCCAGTAGGTACTCGACCGCCTCGATCCGCGCCTGGAAGTTGTTGTCGGCCGGCCGCACGACGACGCCGGCGCCCTCGCGCATGAGGCGCGCGTTGCTGGTGAAGCCCCCCTCCTTCCGGCTGAACAGCTGCTCGCCGGCCGGGTCCCCCCAACTCACGGTCTGACAGCCGGGATACCGCACATTCAGCTCTGCCATGACGTAGCGCGCGAAGTCCACGATGTTCATTTTCTCGCTATGGAACTCCGCCAGGACCTGCAGGCGCCAGGCGCTCGGGATCTGCGTCACGACACAGGCGGGCGTATTGCCGCTGTTGTCCCAGCCCAGGTACAGCGTCGCACCGTCGGGCATCCGTTGCCCAGGTTCTACCGAGGCGCCCACCCACGCCAGCGGCTCAGTCGCCAAGTGTGCCTCTCGGTTGAAGTTGTGATACACGAGTTTCCCGCGAATCAGCATGCCCGGCTTGCCCAGAATGTACATATCGAGCCAGTCCGGATTGTTCACGTAATCGCTCTTGAGCGCCTCATAATAGCCGTGCGGCAGGTTCTTGATGTTCTCATAGGGGGGTTGCCAGAAACCCGCGTGAGATGCCAGCGGCGGCTGGGTTGGCAGCGGGCCTGGAGGCGGCGTCTGCCATTTGAATTGCCAATAGGTTGGATCCTCGACGTCTGGCGGGTTGGTGGTCTCTATGCCATAGCGCTCCGGGCAGCGGGCCGGGAAGCGACCGATCCGGCTTTTAAGCATGTTCTTGATATCCTGGGGAACCTCGATGGACTCGTCGTTCCAATAGCCCGTGACTTCGAGCGATTTGAACTTTTTTAGGTCCTCCGGCCGGTCGCAGCTGCGCAGGAGGAGCTCGATCTGCCGGTCGTCCTTGTGTAGGAGCAGATCCTTGCCGTTGTTGCGCCAGGTCCCCCCGCCGCCCTCCCATTCCATGATCGTACGCTTGGTCGTGTCCATGAGCTCGACGTACGTGTTGCGCACCACGACCCACCGAGTGCGCTTGATCGTGTACTGGGCCTCCAGGAACTGCGGCAGCAGGTGCATGACCTCCATGGCCGCGGCCGTCGTCTTCCCAGAGCCCACGGGCCCGACGATGCAGCGGATCTCCGCGTTGCTCTGATGGAAGAGCTTGATCGTCGGCAGGATGTCCCGATAGTCGGCGTCCGGATCTTTCCGCGCCAACCCCGCCGGCAGGACGTCAGTGCCGAGCAGCACCTACTCCATCTCCTTCAGCTTGGCGTCGATGCGGGCAAGCAGGGACATCACCGCCCCACTATGCTCGCCTGTACGCCCGACAGAAAACACATAGGCATTCTCCCTCGCTAGCGCCTCCCTCGCCTCCCGCAGCAGGACCAGCAGGTCGGGGGTGGTTCTCATCCCTCCACCTCCTTCAGTTTGGCATCGATACGGGCGATTAGTGGCGGCATCTCGTACTTGCTCAATCCGGCTTGGTCTGAAGCGCGCAACACTTCATCGGCCTGTTTTCTCCAATCGTCGTGTACCGAGTAACAGATACGCGCCGGTTGCATGGAATGAGCGATTGCGTAACCATCGTGGGCGAATCGCTCAAGCGCTTTTCTGTCGGCATTTTCCCAGTCAGATATGCCGTTATCGATGAAGATGTTGGCCGCCTCAATCGCTTGCAGAGCCTTGTCTGCTTGCTCGTAGGCATCTCTCGCCTCCCGAAGTAGGCCTAGCAGGTCTGTGTCGGTTGCGCGGCGGTTCCATGCAATCACAGTTTTTGCCCCTCAAGGCTCGGGTCGCCCGCATCGAGCGCCATCTCGCGGGTCACATAGCGGTCCTCTTCTGGCTCTTGCTCTGATTCGGATTCCTTCTCCTCCAGGGCGGCGCGGGCCATGTTCAGCAGCAGATCACGGAACTCGGGCGGAGTAGCAGCGCGTTCGCGATGGGACAGTCTTTGGCAAACCTCGGTTCTGATGGCTCTTTCCCGTTCTTCTGCGGAATGGAATCCGTCATCAAGACGTATTTTTCCTCCACATGGCCCCCATCGCAAAGGAGGCGGCGTGAACCCATAGACATACAACCATGTCGCTTTCCGCGCCGGATGTCCGTAGTGCCCTTGCTCCACGCAGCAAGTCCACCCTCCGTCCAAGCAAGCAATCCATCCGCCTTCGCGGGGCGGCGCGGGAATCCCGAAGGCCGGCCACGCCCTCGACGCCTCCGGGTGTTCCAGCACCCCGCCCCATCGACGTACGGCAGCCAGGGCGGCAGCGAAACAGCCACCATCATCGCCCAGTTTCCGGCGCACTTTCGCCCTGGGCCCTCCAGACCAGTATCGGCCCCACCGGGCGCAAGGAGAATGCGCCACCACCGGCCAGGGGCCGGCATACAAGCGAGCATCCCGGAGCTCGTTCCAAGGGTCCACGTCGGGCAGGCCGTAGTACACTCCATCCCGCTCGACGTATAGGGCCGCTATCATTTCGTTTCCCCCAGGGCGGCGCGGGCTACCTCACACACTTCTTTACTCCATGTTCCTTTGGCGTCAAATACTAGACCTCGATTACTGATATATCGCAGCGCCTTCTCCAGCCGCTTCACCCGCTGGGCCAGCTTCTCATGGTCGGCTTTTAGTTCCACGTTGGCCTCTTCGTAATCCTCGACGGTTCCACGCGAATTGTCCCACAACGCTTGCCAGTAATGCATCGCTCGTTTGTCGGTCATACCTTCGCCGTCCTCTCTCGCCTTGGCCCCAGGCGGCATCTACTCAAGCCCTCACCAGCCTTTCGCCTTGAAACGCACATAGATCTGCTCGTAGGCGCCTTCCCATCGCGCTTCCTGGCCCAGGGGCTCCACCCAGAGCGGCTGCAGCGGCATAACCGGATGCGTGCAGTAATGCCGGAAGCCAACCTCTAGCCACTTGTGGCGCAGCCCGAGCTCGAAGAGGTACGCCGCCCTGAATGGCCAGAAAGACCTCTTGTCGTCCCACCACATTTGTGTCTGCACTCCGCCCCCAACGAACAGCAGGTTCCAGGCCATGATCCTCGCCTGCAGTTCCGTGTAGTAGATCGGGCCCTCTTTGAAGACGTTGTCGGGCGGCCCGTACATGATCATTTGGTCCCACGGAGCGATACCCAGCTCCAGAGCCGCGACCAGTATCAGCCAGTTCATGGCTCCTCCTCTTTCGGCCCGGCCAGGGCCCGGATGGCCCGGAGGGCCCGTTCCTGCGGCGTCTTCTCAATCGAGCCGATCCGCACCACGTAGACGTTGCCCTGGATCATAGTCCCATTGCCCCCGTCCCCCGGCTGCGGCCCGATCCCCAGGGCCCGGCCGACTTCCTTGGCTGCCCCCAGCTGCACGGGCCCATCCTCCAGCAACTCGCTGTTGCGCTCCTGCACGACGAACGGCTTGAACTGCAGCGAGCTCTCCGGGTCCGGTTCGATCAGCCTGGTGCCCACGACCTCATCGTAACGCTTGGCCTCCAGGAGTTGGTCGAGCTTCCCGAAGTAGCGGTCGGCGGTGATCCTGTGCCGCTCAGCTGTCTCTTTCAGATCGTAGCGGTAATCCGCCATGTAGTTTTGGTAGATCAGCCGGCCCATGCGGCTGCGGTTCTTGATCGAGCCCTTCTTGCGCAACGGGTACACCAGGGCATAGGCCTTGGCGGCGCTCATGCCCTGCAGGACCAGGACGGCCAGGTGCCGGGCCTCTTCGACTGTGGGGCCCTTCCCGTTCTTGCTTTTCCTGTCCGGGGGCTGGATCGCGGTAGTGCTCACGGGTCGCTGTCCTCCGCGCCCAGCAGGTCCCCCGGCTGGATCCGCTGGTCCAACTCGGCCCTGAGGATATCTATGGCGTACTGAGGCACCTTGTGGCCCGCCTGGCGGTGCTTCTCCAGGTGCTCCAGGATTGCCTCGCCCCCGTGTTCCCACTCGCCCATGTCGTCCCGGGCCAGCTTACAGACGCAGCAGGTGAAGACGTTGTCCCCGCTGGCGTAGACGAAGACGTCGCTGTCGTGCCCGAACCTACAGTAGCTCATGAGACTCCGGCTCCTTCCAGGCGTCGCAGACGTTCCGCATCCGTATGTCCGTAGCCGCACAGCGGCTGTCACCCAACAGCCGGCATTTCTGGTATGCCCTGCCACGCAGGTGCACGAAGTGATTGGCGCAGGTCCCACAGCAGACGGCGCGGTTCTCCCGTTTCCTGTACCGGTATTTCCCCAGGACTCGGCGCTTGAGAGTCCTCGGAGGATCTGTCACCACGTAGGGCGCTCCGAACAGATCGCTCATCATCCCTTGGATCTCCCCGGCTTCCAGTCCAGGTTCGGCTCGTGCAGATAACTGACGTGGCTGTGCGTCAGGTGACCACACACGGGGCAGCGCCAGACCAGCTTGCCCTTGGCAGCATCCAAGCGCACGACCTGTTCGGCTTTGATCGCTGCGAGCTGGTAACCGCAGCTCCCGCACTCCGCGTACTTGCTCACTTCTGCCTGGCCGGCCAGTTGCCCGTATAGGTACCGGACCGGTCCTTGTCGAAGGCCGCGCGCTCGGCCCGCTCTTTCGGGCTCAGGTCCGCGTCGCAGGTCTCACCGGCCGCCTGCCTGGCCGCCATGTCAGCCTTGTAGGCCTCCTGGCTCGCTTCCTCGATCTGCCCCATCCTGTCCTCCTTGGTCGACCCTGGCCACACAGCGGTCGGGTCCCAGATACGTGACGATCGGTATGCCGCACCCGATCGCGTCGCCCACA